TCTACGACGAGCCCACCAGCGTGCGCGCGCCCGAGGGGCGCATCGTCGCGGGCTTCGACGTCGGCCGCACGCGCGACCGCTCGGAGCTGGCGGTGTTCGAGGAGATCGAGGGTCGCTTCACCGCGCGCATGCTGCGGAGCTTCGAGGGGACGCCGTTCGCCGAGCAGGAGGCCGAGCTCCGCCGCCTGCTGGGCACGCTCCCCGTCGCGCGGCTCTCCATCGACCGCAGCGGCATCGGCATGAACCTCGCCGAGAACCTGTCCCGCGACTTCCCGCAGGTCGTCGGCGAGAACTTCACCAACGAGTCGAAGGAGCGCTGGGCCACGGACTTCAAAATCCTTCTCCAGCGCCGCGACGTGACGTTGCCCCGCGACCGCGAGCTGGTCGGCCAGGTCCACGCGATCAAGCGGCGCGTGCTCCCCTCGGGGAAGGTCAGCTTCGACGCCGAGCGCAACGCGCGGGGCCACGCCGACAAGTTCTGGGCGGTGGCGCTCGCGTGCCAGAAGGAGCGCACGCCGACGGGCCCACGCACGGGCGAGATCGGCGTGCGGGTGCTGGGCTAACGGGACTTCACGACGACGTCAGCGACGCCCGTCGCGCTGCGGGTTCCATCGAGAACCTCCCGGAGAGGTCGACGTGGCTTGCCGCTCCACCGGAAGTAGCCGATGCCGGAAGCGTATGTGCGCACCGTCGGGTAGTCGCGCGCCAGGCAGGACCAAGGCATTCGCCAGATGTTCGGCGTGTCGGTGCTGTGCGGATGCTGCAGAACGATGGCCGGTTTGAAGCGGGCCGTGGCCTTGGCCATCGCATCGCAGCGACGCCGGCGCACGCCATTCGGGCTCTGGTTCGCACGCGCGCGGGCGCTGAACATGTTGAGGTCGTGACAGCCGAGGACGAGCGCCTTCTCGTCCGCGATCTCGAGCAGGTGCGACTCGACGTTGGCAACCTGAACGAGCAGCGCCTCTTGGCCGCCGGTCGGGTAGGACTTCCCGGTCCAGCGCACGATCTCGCCGGAGTCGCAGTCGATCACCGCGACGAGCTCGGCGTGCTCGGCGTCGCTCATGAGGTCCACGCCGATCGTGAGGACGCGTGTCCGGGCCTTGGCAGCGGCGAGCACCTTCTTCGTCACGCATGCATCGACCAGGGGCTTCGCGACGCGCACAAGCGCATCGAGATCCTTCGCCGACGACTCCCAGGCCAGCCCCCCGGACCACCGCGCTGGGAAATCCCCGACGACGAAGCCACCGGGCGTAATGGTGAACTTGGCGCGGCCGGACGAAGGCCACTTCTCGAAGGCCTCCGACAGCATCTCGCCCGCCGCACGGGGAGAAGAGGCCGGGGACCCCTGGACGACGACACGGACGATAGGCTGAACGCCGTCCACCTCGACGCGTGGTGTGTGCGTGTTCGGCGTGGGCCGTGCAGCCGGCCTCGGTCGTGACGGCGCGACGGGCGGCTTGGGCCTCGTGGGCGTCGGCGTCGGCAAGCCCGGCCCCACTACCGTGAAGCCGAGCGACTGGAGAACGCCGTTGGTCTCGTCGCCACCTGAGAACTCCTGCGGCGGAAGCTCGCGACCCGTGGCATCCGCGACCGCCAGCGAGATCACGTACTTCGGCGGATAGCACCGCCCGTCTACGACGAGCTGGAACTTCGTCGACTCGCGCCGGGGCGGAACCCCCTCGCGATCGATCCGCGCGACCGCGGCCTCGACGTGCGCTCTGGTCAGCGACGACGGAATTGCGCTCATTCCTCACAGAGTACCTCGCGCCACCGACACATGTCCCCGCCTCCATCGCCCCGAGGCTTTGCCCTTCCCGGAGGCGAGGCGCGCGGTCCAGATGCTCGGTGCCCAGGTGGACTGCCTCCTCGCAGGCTGGCCAAGCGCCTCGCCTCCGTTGTCCTGCGAGGTCCCCCATGCGCCGCACCCTCAAGCTCTTCGTCATCCCGGCCAGCAAGCCCGCTGGCGCCCCGCCCGAGCCCGGGCCTGACGTCGAGCTCGAGGCCGCGAGCGACGACGCTCTCCTCGCCGCCGCGCACGAGGCGATCGCGAAGCGCGGGCTGCGGGCGCGCGCGGTGTCGTTCACGCCCACCGGGCTCGTCGCGTACGCGGAGGCCGCGCGGTGACGACGCCCGACGCGATCCACGCCGCCGACGAGCGGCTGCAGACCATCCTCAAGGCCCACGTGGTCGGCGCGACGGTTCAGGACCCGGCGAGCCGCCCCGCTGGGGAGGACACCGCCGCCGCGTTCACCTCGGCCGGCGCGCTCATCCCGCCCTACGACCCGGAGACGCTGTGCCTTCTGGTCGAGCACTCCAACTCGCTGCGCCAGAACGTCGACTCCTACGCCACCAACATCGACGGCAACGGGTACCGCTTCGACGCCGTCATCGACTTCGACGCCGAGGACGCGCGAGCGAAGGTCGCCGACGCGATCACGCTCGAGCGCCTCGCCGCCCGCGAAGCACGCACGCTTCCCGAGGGCATGTCGACGACGCCGAGCGCCGAGGAGGTCTCCGCACGCTTCACCGAGCTGCGCCAGGCCGCGCGCGTCGAGCGGGCACGGCTCGACGCCTTCTTCGACTTCGCCTGCTTCGACCACAGCTTCGTCGATCTGCGCCGCCGCACGCGCCAGGATCTCGAGGTCACGGGCAACGCCTTCTGGGAGGTGCTTCGCGACGGCAAGGGCGACCTGGCGCGGCTCGTCTACGTGCCGTCCTACACCGTGCGGCTGCTCCCGCTCGATCGCGAGGCGGTGGAGGTCACCGAGCGAGCACGCGTCTCGCCCGTGAGCTTCGACACCGTACGTTCGCGCCGCCGCATGCGCCGCTACGTGCAGGTGCAGTCCACCGAGTGCGTCTACTTCAAGTCGTTCGGCGACCCGCGCGTGATCTCGCGCTCGACGGGGCGCGTCTTCAACGACATCGCCGCGCTCAGGGCTGCCAAGCCCGACGACGGTCCCGCGACCGAGCTGCTTCACTTCGCCATCCACTCGCCGCGCTCGCCCTACGGCGTGCCGCGCTGGGTGGGCACGCTGCTCTCCGTCCTCGGCTCACGGCAGATGGAGGAGGTCAACTTCCTCTACTTCGAGAACAAGTCGGTGCCGCCGATGGCGCTCCTCGTGTCGGGCGGGCGCATCTCCGAGGCGTCGGTGCCGCGCATCGAGCGCTTCATCGAGGAGAACCTCAAGGGGAAGGCGAACTTCCACAAGATCCTCATCCTCGAGGCGGACGGCGCGGGCACCGGTGACGGGCGCGCGAAGATCGAGCTGCGCCCGCTCACTGACGCCCAGCAGCAGGACGCGCTCTTCCAGGTCTACGACGAGCGCAACATCGACAAGGTCGGCAGCGCCTTCCGTCTGCCGCGCCTCTTGCGCGGCGAGAGCAAGGACTTCAACCGCGCGACCGCCGAGAGCGCGCTCCGCTTCGCCGAGGACCAGGTCTTCCAGCCCGAGCGCGACGAGTTCGATTTCCTCATCAACCGCAAGCTCCTCGCGGACATGGGCATCCGCTTCTGGCGCTTCCGCTCGCAGACGCCGGTGACGCGCGACCCCGAGCGCATGACCGAGATGGTGGAGCGGCTCGTGCGCGTCGGCGTGCTCACGCCCGAGGAGGGGCGCCTGCTCGCGGGCGACATCTTCAACCGCGAGTTCAGGAAGATCGGCGACGACTGGACCAAGCGCCCCATCACCCTGACGCTCGCGGGCATTCAGACTGGCGTGGAGGACCTGAAGCCGAAGGCGGTGAATCCCGAGGCGCTGTTGCCGAGCGCGAAGCAGCTCCTCGCGCTGCGCGAAGACCTCCGTGCCGAGGAGGACCGGCTCGCCACCGGGCGGCTCGACCTCGCGAGACGGTACCTGGAGACGGAGCGTGTGAAGGTCCCGCGCGAGGAGTTCGACGCGTGGTTCGGCGAGGTGCGCGATGCGCCCTGAGCACCACCGCGCGTGGGTGCAGCAAGCCCAGCTCGACGCCGAGCGCGGCGTCATCGCCTGCCGCATGTGCCAGCGCCACGCGGGGCTCGACGAGACCACCACGCTCTGGCGCAACGGCCAGTTGGTCTTCGCGCTCTGCGATCGCTGCGCGGCCTCGCACGACGTCGTGTTCTCACCCACGGAGGCGGGCGTCGAGGTGCGCGCCAGGCGGCGAGCCCCGCTCGTCGTCGGAGGTGGGCCGTGAAGCTGGTCCCCTCGGCCAAGCGTCCGTGTCGCCTCGAGCGCGGCGAGATCCGCCGCGTCCCGCAGGACCGCACGAACCTCCTCGTCGGGTACCACGTGTGCTGCCTGCGCTGCGGGTTCAACACGCCCGCGCTCGCCGGCAACGATGGGCTCGACATCGACGAAGGCGACGCGCCCGACGACCTGACGTTCTCGAAGGCGCTGCGCTGCACCTTTTGCCGCGTGCTGATGCACGTGGCCCACGGTGAGCTGCGGCTCGAGGAGGACGCCGATGTGCGGCACATCCGCTTCCGCTGATCGGCTCCTCGTCGTCCACGAGGCGCGCGTCGCCGCCGACGAGCTCGTCGAGCGCTTCCTCCGGCTCCCCGTGGCCAAGGCCATGAACCTCGGCACCCGCGCCGGGTTCGATCGCGCTGTGGCGCTTCTGGCCGCCCAGCTCCGGCGCGCCACCGGGCGTGCCGATGTCGACGCCGTGCGCGAGGCGATCGCCGTGCTCGACGTCGACTGGGCTCGCACCACGGCCGCCGAGCGGCGCCGCTTGGTCTCTGACGCGATTGCCGCTGCCGGCCGTGCCACAGCGATCGTGCCCGCGCGGATCGAGGCGCCGTTCAACGACGCCGCGCAGGAGGTGGTCGCCGCCACCCGCACCGACGCCCGGCGCGGACAGCGACTGGCGATCGGCGCCGAGTTCAACGCCGTGGACCGCAGAGTCGTCGCCCACGTGACCAGGTCCCAGGGCAACTTCGTCCGCGACGAGTACGGCCGCCGGATCGAGGGCTTCGGCGAGGAGGCCCGGCGCATCGTCGCCGCCGGGCTCGACGAAGGCCTCGGGCGAGACGACATCGCCGACGCGCTGGAGCAGGCCGCCCGCGCCGCGCTCGTCGACCGCGCCCCCTTCTACTGGGAGACGGTCGCCGCCTCGTTCATCGCGCAGGGCCGCTCCTACGCGCAGATGAGCAGCTACGCCGAGGCGGGCATCCGGCAGTACCGCATCGAGGCGGTGCTCGACGAGCAGACCACGAACATCTGCCGCTACCTGCACGGCAAGACCTTCTCGGTGGCTGACGCCCTCAGGCGCTTCGACCGCATCGAGCAGCTCGAGGATCCCGAGGCCATCAAGCGGGCGATGCCCTGGGTCCGCGAGTCCCAGGACCGCGAGACGGGCCGCACCCGCCTCTACGTGGACGGCGGCGGCGGCCGGACCGACCTCGCCGAGGTCACACGCTCTGCGATGGGCACCCGGGACGACCGCGGCGACTTCCGGGCGCTCGCCAGCGACAGCGCGTTGAACGAGGTCGGGATCGGCTTCCCGCCGTACCACAGCCTTTGCCGGTCCACGACGCTCGCGGTCGTGTGATTCGCGGGTGACCTGTCCCCTCCGCGCGAAGTCGGCGGCTTTGCCTCTGCGGAGGCCGACGCATGTCCGACACGAAGCCGCGCCAGACCGAGAGCACCGCCCCGAGCACCGGGGACGGGACGCCTGCGTCCGCGCCCTGGCGGACCGGGGACAAGACGGCGAAGCAGGACGCGCCCTTCGTCTGGCCGCGCGACCTGAACGCGCCCTCCAGCGACAAGCCCGAGTGGGGGACCGACCCGGAGGCGCTGCGCGATGCCTGACCGCCGCGAAGCCGCCATCGCCCACGCGCGCCGTGTCCTCGCGGCGAGCGCCGGTCTGCGCGCCGAGTCCGCCGAGGTCGAGAAGACCATCTGGGGCTCGCCCGCGGGCAAGAAGCGTCTGGCGGACCGCCTCGTCGCGATGCTCCCGGCGCACAAGACCTACGTCGAGCCGTTCGCCGGCAGCGCGGCGGTGCTCTTCGCCAAGGAGCCGTCGGAGGTCGAGGTCATCAACGACGCCGACCTCGAGATCGCCGACGCGTACCGGCTGATCAAGAAGCTCACGCCGGAGGGGCTCGCTCGGCTGAAGAAGCTCCCATGGGTCGGCGACGAGAAGACGTTCAAGCGGCTCCTCGACGTCGAGCCCGAGGACGACGTCGAGCGGCTGCACCGCTTCCTGTACCTGACGCACTTCTCCTACGGGAAGATGCGCGGCAAGAGCTTCAGCCCGACCGTGGTGGGCGTCGAGGCGACGACCATCAAGCGCATCGAGAAGTTCGCACCGCGCCTGAAGAAGGTGAAGGTCTACGGCGGCGACTACGAGAAGGTCGTCCGCAAGTACGACAGCAAGGACACGGTCTTCTTTCTCGACCCGCCGTACCCCGGCTACAACGTCGACGTCGGCGAGAGCGACTTCGACGAGGAGCGCTTCTTCAAGCTGCTCAAGTCGCTCAAGGGCCGCTTCCTCATCACCTACGGCATCCGGGGCAAGTTCCCCGAGCTGGTGAAGGACAGCGACTTCTGGACGAAGCGCATCCGCACGCGGCGCTCGATCGCGCACATGCGCGGCGTCGGCGGCAGCTCGGTGCTGACGCAGCTCCTGGTCGCGAACTACGAGCCGACCACCAAGGCGCTCGACGACGAGTTCGTCCTCGACGACTGGGACGGCACACTCGATGAGGGCGACGAGGACATCGAGAAGGCGCAGCCGTTCGGCACGTTCGGCGGGTCGTTCCACTACGCCAAGCGGATCGTGCCGCTCATCCCGGCGCACAGGACCTACGTCGAGCCCTTCGCGGGCGCGGCGGCGGTGCTGCACGCCAAGGACCCGAGCGACAAGGAGGTCATCGCCGATCTCGACGACGACGTGGTGTTCCTCCACCGCAGCATCAAGACGATGACGCCCGAGCGCGTCGAGGAGCTGCGTCGCCGCTTCGAGTGGACCGTCACGCAGGAGAGCTTCGCCAAGGCCCGCGACATGACGCCGAAGGACGACGTCGCGCGCTTCTACAAGCTCGTCTTCGTGCGCACGCACGCCCGCGACTGCCGCCCGGACGGCACGCACCCGGCGCAGCAGCACCTCGGCTCGACGACCAACCCCGAGAAGTACCTCAAGGCCGCCGAGCGCCTGAAGGACGTGGGCATCCTGCGGCAGGACTACCGCAAGACGCTCGAGGCCTACGACAGCAAGGACACGTTCTTCTTCATCGACCCGCCGTATCCCGGCGAGTGGTTCGATAAGGACAAGGTCATCGACCTCGGCGAGTTCATCGACGCGCTCGCGAAGGTCGAAGGCAAGTTCATCGCGGTCCTCAACCCGACCCCGGAGAACGTCGCCGCCTTCAAGAAGGTCGGGCACGTCTTCCGGCTGAAGGTGCGCGAGGCCTCGGGGCGCGGCGGTGCCAAGCACGCCATGCGCCTCTTCGTCGCCAACTTCCCGGTGCGCAAGGCTGAGGAGCTCGAGCTCGTGGCCAAGTGCGAGCACCTGCCGCTCGACCCGAGCGTCGACGAGCTGGTGTTCGACAAGCCCTCGCGCCTCGTGAAGGGCATCGACCCGAACGACGAGCGCTTCGTGCTGGGCATCGTGCTCGAGCCCGAGGTGGTCGACGCGCAGGGCGACATCTACTCGGCCGAGGAGATCCGCGCCGCCGCTCACCGCTTCATGGAGGACTTCGGCGGCCTCGGCCTGATGCACCGCCTGCGCGTGAACGGTCAGGTGAAGGTGCTCGAGAGCTTCCTCGCGCCCACCGACTTCACCATCGGCGAGCTCGCGGTCCGCAAGGGTACGTGGCTGCTCGCGGTGCGCGTGCTCTCCGACGAGCTGTGGGAGCGCGTGAAGTCAGGTGACCTCACCGGCTTCTCCATCGGCGGCTCAGCGCGCCGAGTGCCCGAGCCCGCTCCTGTTCCGACGTCGGAACAGCCCACAAGCAACCAGCCCGCCTCGGAGGCCGCCGCATGACGACGCCGATGAACAAGGCGGACGACGGCGTGCATCGCCTCGTCGACATGGTCGTCGAGGAGGTCTCGCTCGTCGACCGCGCCGCCAACAAGCACCGCTTCCTGATCGTGAAGAGGGATGACGCCATGGACGACGACACCACCACCGACACCACGACCACCGACCCTTCGCCGTCCGCCGCGCCCACGGCGAAGCTCGACGACGGCACCGCGCTCGGCGCAGCGCTGACGGCGCTGGAGAGCCTGACCGGGCTCGTCGAGCTACTCGGCTCGCTCGGCGCAGACCAGGCCGACGCTCGCCTCGCCGAGCTGGCCGAGGAGCTGCGCTCCGTCGCCGAGCAGCTCCTCGCCCGCAGCGCCGGGGACGACGAAGACGTCGAGGCACGCGCCAAGGGCGACGCGGCGACGAAGTCCACCGAGCCGAGCACCTTCGCCGGCAATGTGACCGCCGCGAAGCAGGCGCTCGCGCGTCTCGCCGAGCTCGCGGCCAAGGTGCCCGCGGCAGAGACCGAGGCGCCGGCACAGCCGGAGCCTGCGGTCGCTGCGAAGGACTCGTCCGCGACTGCGACGCCGAGCGTGACCGACTCGCTCGCGAAGCTCGCCGACTCGTTCCGTGCGCTCTCGGAGACCGTGAAGGAGCAGCAGCAGCGACTCGGCCGCGTCGAGAAGCAGTTCGGACTGCCGAACAGCGCAGCGCCCGCCGAGCGCATGTCGAAGGCCACCGTCGAGGACGTGGGATGGCCGCTCGATCTCAACAAGCCCAAGGACCGGGAGAGCGTCGACAAGGCGATCTCCTTCCACGACCTCTGAACCCCGCCGGAAGGAGCCCGCGCCCATGACGTACCTCGACAATCGCACCATCCTGGAGAAGGCCGATCTCGCGCTCGCCGACCTGACGGCGGGAGGCGGCATCCTCAAGCCCGCGCAGGCGCAGAAGTTCATGCGCCTGCTCATCAAGCAGTCCGTCCTCATGCAGCAGGCCACGGTCGTCCCGATGGCCTCGCCGAAGCAGCAGATCTCGAAGATCAAGTTCGGCAGCCGCATCCTGCGCCCCGGCCAGGAGGCCACCGCGCTCCCGCCCGCGCAGCGCGCCGCGCCCGACCTCTCCCAGGTCGAGCTCGACGCCAAGCTGTTCAAGGCCGAGGTGCGCCTCTCCGATGAGGTGCTGGAGGACTCCATCGAGCGCGGCGAGCTGCGCCAGACGATGATGGAGATGATCGCCGACGCCATCTCGCGCGACATGGAGGAGGTGCTGGTCAGCGGCGACACCGCGTCCGCCGACCCGTTCCTCGCCACGATGGACGGCGTGCTCAAGCAGGCCACGAGCCACGTCGTCGACGCGGCCGCCGCGCCGATCTCGAAGGACCTGCTGCGCGATCTCGTGAAGACGCTGCCCAGCGAGTACCTGCGCGACAAGAGCGCGATGCGGTACCTCACCAGCGTCGACGCCGACCTCGACTACCGCAACACGCTCGCCGAGCGTGCGACGGCGGTGGGCGACAAGTTCCTCGAGGGCGACGCGCCGGTCCTCTACTCCGGCGTGCCGGTGCAGCCCATCCCGCTGTTCCCCGAGAACCTCGGCGCGGGCAGCGACCAGACGGTCATCCTGCTCTGCAACCCGAAGAACATCCACGTCGGCATCTGGCGGCAGATCCGTATCGAGTCGGCGCGCGACATCTCCGAGGGCACGCTGAAGATCGTCGCGACGCTCCGGTTCGACGTGAAGTTCGCCGAGGAGACCGGCGTGGCCAAGGCCATCAACGTGCAGCTCTGAGGAGGACTGAGCCATGACCGACACGCTGCTCGTTCGTCTGAAGCCCTACGACCCGCGCCGTGGCCACGTGCTGCGGCGCTACACCTACGCCGGCATCAAGTTCCAGGAGGAGCGCGGCTGGTACCGCGTCGAGAGGCCGGTGGCCGAGTACCTGCGCGCCGTGCGCGAGGTTCCTTCCGATCGCTACGCGCCGCTCGCGTTCGACGTCTGCACCGAGGCCGAGGCCAAGGCACTCGACGCCGGCGAGCAGGAGGTCGCGAAGGTGAAGAAGAGCGCCACCGACGACCTCAAGGTCGTGCCCGCGCGGCCGGCCTCTTCCGTGAACACGGAGGATCTCCCCAGGTCGCCGTCCACGCCGCCCGGCAAGGACGACGACACGGGCAACAAGCGCGGCAAGCGCGAGCGAGAGTGACGTGTACGCCTCGGTTGCCGACCTGCGCGCCGAAGGCGTGACGGCGGCCGAGGCGAGCGACGCCCGCCTCGAGCTGCTGCTCGCCGAGGCCTCGAGCCTCATCGACCGCGTGACGGGCTGGTTCTTCGAGCCGCGCCTGCT